GCAGGCATTCCTGTTGCTCAGGTTGCATCCTGGGCTGGAAATACGGCAGACGTTATCTGGCGTCACTATGCCAACACCACTCAAACCTACGAAATTCCTGTTCTTTAATTGTCATGTCTGACACCAACACCTCTTTCACCTGGCGCATCGTCAACCTGGAAAGGGAAACCGCTGATGGGTATGTGTATACCGCACATTATACCGTCAATGCAACCGATGGTACCTACTCCGCTGGAGCCTATGGTTCGATTGGTTTTGAGCGTCCTGAAGGTGAACTGATTCCCTTTTCTCAGCTGACTGAAGACCAGATTGTCATGGAATGGCTTCTGCCTAAGTTTGGTGAAGAGAAGGTTCAGGAGATTCATGCTGCCCTTCAGACTCAACTGGATGAGCAGCGTCGTCCCACCCGTGCTGCGGGTCTGCCCTGGGTGAGCGATGTCCAAGCCTAAAGGCGCCCTTAACAAGGTCGTCCACGTCCCCGGCCCCCCGAAAAAGACTAGACAGGGGCAGGGGCAACATTCCCTACCAAATCATTCTCGTAAACAATCACGAGGACAAGGCAAATGATTACTATCTTCGGCCTTAAGCTTTCTTACGAAGCTGCCATCTTCTTCGGACTCTTCATTGCGTCCGAGGTCATTGGACTGAGCAAGTATCGCTCCAATAGCGTTGTTCAGGTCTTTCTTAAAGTCGTCACTCTGCTGAAGCCCCTTCGGTCTGAGGACGACAAAATCCGTAAATTTAAGGATTCCCTCCGGTGACACATATCCTCCTGCCGGTTGCCCAGTACTACCCACAAACAGATAGTCGCACGGCCCACGCAGACAGGATGTGCTTCTCCAGCACGATGGCTATGGGCGTCAAATACCTGTGGCCTTCCGCTTTGTCGGGCGTCAATGCCGATGATGACTACCTGAGAACTGTTCTTAAGTACGGGGACACCACGAACCCACAGTCACAGATCAAAGCAGCCGCTACTTACAACGTCAAGGCCACGTTCCACAAGAACGGCAACCTTCAAAGCCTTTATGATCGCCTTGGTGCTGGCCTTCCGGTGCCTGTTGGCTTCCTTCATCATGGTCCGTCCTCGGCCCCTCGTGGTGGTGGGCACTGGATTTTGCTGATTGGAGCAACCGAAACCCACGGCATCTTCCATGACCCCTATGGGGAACTCGATAACCTTAATGGAGGCTACCCTCACCGTGGTATTGGTGGCAAGAGTGTCAGCTATACCTGGAAGAATTGGCTTCCACGGTGGACACACGGCGGTGAGGCATGGTTCATGGACCTCCGTCGCATCGAGGAAGTTAAGATTGCCCCTGCTTCCCTGACCTTTGAGAACTCGTGGAAGGGCGTCAAGGCCATTGCTAAGGCCTGTGGGGCCAAGTTTCCCGAGGTGGTGGCAGCCCAGTGGGCCCTGGAAAGCAGCTGGGGTCAGCATACGTCTGGCAAGAACAACTTCTTTGGCATCAAGGGCTCTCCTGGCACCCTCCAGGAAACAAAAGAGTTCCTGAATGGCCGTTGGACCACGGTTGTGGCCAGCTTTAAGGACTATCCTAGCCCTACTGCTTGTATCGACCACCTGATTGCCATGTGGTACAAAGATTACAAGGGCTACAAGGGCATCAACCGTGCTACGTCGTGGAAGGAGTGCTGTCAACTACTCCAAAGCGAAGGCTACGCGACCGATCCGTCCTACCCTAGCAAACTCATCCGCCTCATTGAGGAGAATAACTAATGGCTTCACTTACTACTGGCGGTACAACTACTGCTGGAACCTTTTTGAGCAGCGATACCACAACTGCTTTTGAAGTGGGAACTGCTCGTACCATTACACTTGGTGCATCCAGTGTCAATTTGGCGTTGACTTCAACGTGTCGGTTTGTTTCCCTTATTTGTACTGGTGGTACTCATTGTCATTACCAGATTGGAGTCGGTGCTCAAACTGCTTCAGCCACTACTCATTACTTGAAGACTGGTGAACGCATTACTTTGGCCGTTCCAATTGGCGCTAACATTGCTGCCATTCAAGGAACTGGTTCTAGCACTACCCTGTTCATTACTGAACTGGTAAACTGATGACAATGAGAGCCACTGAAGATCAATTCAACGAGCTTCACGGCCTCGTCACTAACGAATTGATCAACCGCATCAAGAGCGGCGTTGCCACCACCCAAGATCTTAAGGCCGCAGCCGATTGGCTGTCCAAGAACAACATTACAGGGCTGCCTGTGACTGGATCTCCTCTTGCTGCCCTCTTTGAATCACTCGAATTGGAGATGGAGGATGTCGAACGGGCCATCAGATGAGGACCACCAGGAGATTATCCGAAATATCATTGCTACAGCAGCATTGGGACTGTTCGGATGGCACCTGCTGACGCTTCATAACATTGCTAAGTCCGTTGATGTGCTTGTTCACCGAGCAGGTGAGGCAGATCAACGCCTTGAGCGCCTTGAACAGTACGTTTATTTTAACAATGGCGCAAGCAAAAAGTAAGTCCGCAAAGTATTATGCGGCAAATCCAAAGGCAGCTGCCAAAAAGGCTGCCTACCAACGCAAACTGAATAAGAAGCCCACCGTTAAGAATGCTTCGGAAGAGCGGTGGACAGAACGGAGACGGCGCGGCATTGCCAGCAAGGGTGGTGCCGACCTATCACATACAAAGGATGGCCGCATGGTGCTTGAATCGCCATCCAAAAACCGAGCCAGAAACGGTCACAACGGCAAGAGTACCCGCAAATGAACAAAGGAAACGCCAAGCCACCCGGCCTCTACGCTAACATGAACAAGCGTCGCAAGGCAGGGACCAGCCGTCCAAAGAGCAAGAGCACGGTGTCGCCTAAGGCGTATGCCAACATGAAAGCAGGATTCCCTAAAAAGAAGAAGTAAACCACCGCAGCAGGCCTCATGCCTCTCAAAGATCCTTCTGAATACCTCTACTTTCTTAAGGCCATGACCGCAGCCGAAGCCAAGCGTATGTGGAGGACAGCCATTAAGGAACATTGGAACAACCAGTGTGTCTATTGTGGCTCATCTGAAAATCTAACGCTCGATCATGTCCATCCTAAGGCCAGAGGTGGTCACGACACTACCCATAATGTTGTGCCCGCCTGCCTAAATTGCAACCAGTCCAAAGGTTCGAACCACTGGTTGTCCTGGTGGGTCGGTCAAGACTCCTTTGACACCTCCAACTTTTCCAAGGTCCTTTCTTGGACCGCAAGCTAACCCTTTTTTGAGTGATTATTATGGCTACCAAAGCTGCTGAACTCGTTTCCGCCTACGGCGATATTTCCAGTGCCCCCGGCCGTCGCTGCCAGCTGGAAAATGTTAAGACCCTGGCCACCAAAACCTCTTCTGGTATCACTGCTGCCACCAACGTCAAGGAAGCAGAAGATGCCATCTATGCTATCGCCCTGACTGACAAGGCTGTGACCACCACCAGCGTTGGGCGTGCTACCCGCGTTGAGACCGTTCAAGGCCGCATCCTGACTGTTAACACCCTGGTTGGTGGTACCCTTTACACCACTGGCAGCTATACCGGTGTTGCTCTGACCGGCGGTACGGGCACTGGCGCTACCGCTAACATCACCGTTGCTGGTGGTGCTGTGACAGTCGTGACCATCGTCAACGGCGGTTCTGCTTATGACGTGGGCGAAGTGCTGAGTGCTGCTGCTGCCAACATTGGTGGTACTGGTTCCGGTTTCTCCGTTACTGTGGCTACGACTTCCGGTCCCATCAACGCCTGAGGTTAAGTATTATGGCTCCTAAAAAGAAAGGCCCGTCAATGCTGACCCAGCAGCGACGCAAAGCTCAGATGCAAAAGATCGCCAAGGGCGGTCCCCAGCTGAGCGGCACCAAGGGTGCTGGTTCGAAGCCCGCTGCTAAACCAGATGGCCGTCAGCCTCGTGCCATCACGAACGGCAACAGCCCTGCCATGCGTCAGATCCGTGCCAAGGCCGTTCAGGCGCGTCGTCAGGCACAAGGCAAGCCCGTAGCTACAAAGGGCAAGGCCGTGACTCTGCCCAACTCTGCCCGTGCTGGTCAGAACCTGCCCCGTCAAGGGGCCCAACAAATGCGTACCCCTGGTGATTCCGGTCAGGTGCGTGCTGCTGCCCAGCGTGGTCAAGAGATCCGTAAGGCTGCTCAGGCTGCTCGTGGTGCTAAGCAGGCCATGGGTCGGATGGGCAACACTCTTGCTCGGGCCCGCCTTACCCGTGGTCCTGTGTCTGCTGCTGTTGGTGTGGCCGCCGACGCAACCCTGAGCCCTCTTGCCACCAAGGCCGGACAAGCTCTTGGTCGTGCGCTTAAGCCAGTTGCTCGTAAGCTGGATGATGCTCTTCCCGGTGTTAATAGCCGCGATGAAGCACGTCGTCGTCGGGCACAGGCAGCCGCTAAGGGCTCCACGTCCCGCTTTAAGGGCGCTCGTGAGGCTGCCGTTAAGAAGGCATCCGCCATTAAGGGTAGCCCCGTTGTGGGTCCTCGTAAG